TGACCTTGCTGACGCCATGAAGGGATACCGCAAGAAGAACTTCCCGTTTCTTCCTGCAGACCAGATCCCGGCATTCAACAAAGCACTGGCAACATTTTCAGGAAGTATCGTATCGCTCATTGCGACCAAAATTTTACGCTACACAGCCCTAAGAACGAAAGAGCTTCGTTCCATGCTATGGAAGAACGTCGATTTTGAAAACAGGATTATCACCATCGACGCCAGTGTGATGAAAGGACGCAAAATTCATGTGGTTCCTATGTCAGACCAGGTAGTTGAACTTCTCACTACGCTAAGCTCCATCACCAAACCAGTCTCAGAGTTTGTTTTTGCCGGGCGCAACGATAAGAAGAAGCCAATCTGCGAGAACGCGGTACTGCTTGTGATCAAACAAATCGGCTATGAGGGTCTGGAAAGCGGTCACGGATTCAGGCATGAATTCAGCACGATTATGAACGAGCACGAATGGCCTGCTGACGCTATTGAAGTGCAACTGGCACATGCAAACGGCGGATCTGTGCGTGGGATTTACAACCATGCTCAGTATCTCGATAAGCGCAGAGAAATGATGCAGTGGTGGGCAGACTGGCTTGATGAAAAGGTGGAGTGATTTTTTGCTGCATTCGCTCTATAATGCACAACAATGTCATGTTGTTAATGCTGGTATTAGTTATCTTAACCAGTTTATTATTGGTTATTTTCGTGTTTGTAAACTTAACTGTGTGTTGCCCAACAAGATTCTCGCTAGGCAACATATGTTTTTACGAGGTTACTATGAACGAGTCATATTTAAACATCCTAGCTCTTGGCGATTATATCGTGGCCACAATATTCCTTGTCTTCTTTTTCCTCATGATAGCGATTCCATCTTTTATATACAAAATTGGGAAATCTATTATCAGAAATATAAAAAGAAGAGAGAAATAAAATTATAGACGCCCAAAGGATTGGGAATGATAGATCCGGTATTGAAACAATCATTGCTGACATTAATGTATAAAAAAAGATCTTCCAGTATGCTGGAGATCTTTTTAGGATATTTAAAACACACCAAGAAATCATACAAAAGCCAAAAACACCAGTTGACGCAATAAGATTTAAGGCAAAGCCTCCACCTCTTGTAATACCAAGACCAATACCTAGACCATACGTAGATACAATTGATTCAATCATTATCTTTGCTTCAGCGAATCTGACACTTCCTGAATCTGAATCAACTTTACCGGTTACAAAACCAGACACCATGCCAGATATTGCATCAAAAGCATCAGACGCCATTGCTATAACAAAAATTGCCATACTAATAACAATGGTGGAAAGTAGTATCTTTTTGCTTTTAATATTATAAGCATAAAATAATATCCCTCCACTTACGAATGCAATAAACCCAGTACCGGAAAAATTAAGAAGTAAAGCAATACCAATTATTGCAGAAGAAATATACTTTCTGTTAAATATAGACAACCAGAAAGAAGCACCAAGAAACGCACCACAATATGAAGGTTCTGAAAACCCACCCTGCAGCCTAAAGTTACCATTCGCATCAGCAAACAGCGCTTGTTTGTATCCCGCGTTATTAAATACTAGCTCTCGCAAGACATCATATGTCCCAGTCAACTTCATAGCCATCTCTAAAAAACCAAAAACAGATACTATGATCGCTGAATTAATGGCAATGTTTATTGCATCATTATTTGAAATATTTTTACCATCAGACATGACAGCTATTGCTGTTAATATATTTAACAGTATAACAGCCAAATATATAAAAGACTGTACTGAAATGCTGACCCTCGCCCCGCCGTCTATTGCAGAGTTATCATTGTTTATTACGATGGTGTCATAAAAAATACCAGGAGATATTATTGATATCAGAGCTGAATATATAAAAAAAACAACCATTAGCAGTGATATCTTTCTAACAAGACCGGTTGACAATCTATTAAATATGCTTCCAGAGTACCTAAATAGAACCAATAGTTCAGTCACAAGAAATAAAGATATCCCCTTGTCAGAAAAATTAGCAAAGCTTGTTGCCTGAAATGTTGCCGATACAAAAATAGCCATAACAGCATATTTTTTACCTGCTGCTATGGCAACAATACTTATTAATAGCCAAATAATACCAAAAGTAGTCATACCCAACATCCGAAGAAAGATTTACTTGATCTTACCCTTTCTTCTATAATAATGGAATATGATTGCGCTACACAGATGTTAGTTCACCCCTTACTGTTCCAATCAGGTATAGATCTACTGTCAGTGCACCAGTGGCCACTGCAGCCTTCGACAAGTTCACTCTGATGACGCACCCTGATTGACTTCTACCATACGCCCTTGATGTGTACATCGTGTCATCACTTTGCCCAGAAATACTAACCGATGTTATTTCTGTCTTGACATTAGGTGCCGATAGAAATCCTGAGTAAGGATATGTAACTAAGATGTTCGCAAATGTTGCTCCTTGTTGAACAGTGACACTAACTGAATGTCTAACAATAGTATTGAGTTCCCCCATACTTGAAACCAACGAACTCTCCGGCGTTAGATTGGTCATTAAGTTTAGGTTACCTAAATTCCTTGTACTTTGGATTAAACTTATACGGTTGCCAGTTCCTTCATCAAGGTTATTAGCGCTGCCTGTTAACGCGCAATTACTAAACATTATCCGGTTTTGCTTACTCTCAGAAACTGCGCGAACAGGTCGGTATATATAATTGGGCGTCATTTGCACCTTAATATTAGAAAGCGAGACTTGATGATTGCTTGCCGCGGATCCTAAGTACACTAATTGCCCGTTAGAATCTCCGAATTTCTCGTCGAATACAAACTGACAGTTTGAAATTTGAACCCCAAACGCACCTGTCGGGCAGTTTATGTAGACAGGTGTTTGCGTTGCATCGAATGCGCATTGAGATAAATTGACGCTGCACCCATGAGTCCCTCCGGTAGCGCCAACAGCGCCCAGCACGACAGGATACGGGATACCATAAGTAAGAATGTCGTGAATCGTGCATCCATCCGCGCGTTCAACAAGAAATCCCACGCAAGATGTATAGCTCGCCGGTAGTGCACGAGATGAAATATCAACACCGTACTTTGCTCTGTACGCACTGACGACATTGGCGTTTATATGAATAGTTTGGTATCGAAGTAAGTCTGTGCTAATTCCAAGCCTAAACGATGGCCCATAAGGTGTAGGTGTAACAGCGACTCGACTAACATCGTCGTACTCACCAGTCGCGTTATCCGCATAAGAACCAGAGTAAAACTTACTCACACCGCAGGCGCTTATCCCTTTGACTACGCAACCTTTCGTATTTACACCATCTGCCCCACCGGTTCCTGGTGACTTTTTAAACAGGATTCCGACGTTAACCATGGCAGATAGCGCCGCATATGTTTGTTGAGCATAGTAGACGCCAAAGTCTTCAAGCGAGTTTCCGCCGCGTAGAATAAAAATGACATCAGAGGCTGAAGGTGTCTTGTTAATATAAACAATACTCAAACCATCGACAGAAGGGTTTTGCATAGCATCGCGAGCACCTCTCAGACTAACTCCCTGATGCATAACGTAACCGCCTCCGGTAACCGCGTATTCACGACCGTCCATATCTATAACTGTTGTGTTTTTGGCGTTTAATTTTGCGCTATCAAAAGCCCATTGCCAGTCCACTACGTCAAGAATATCGCTCACACCCTTGTAGGTAATAAAGTCTGTTAAGTTTAATTTGTATCCCGGGCGAATTGGATACCACGGTGCTGATGGGATAGATGGCAGATTTCCGCTACCACCGGTGTAGATTTTATTATTATACCACCACCAATTATCAACATTAGATAACGCCCCCTCCTGCCATACACCGCCTAACGAGAAATCAAGACCGTAAGAAGTAGCTATCTGACTTAATGATAATGTTGCTCCTCTGTCAGAAGCTAATTCTTGCCTTAATTGGTCAGGGCCATACTTCAGGACATTAGGAAAATAGAACTGCTGAGAACCGTACGCATCATAAACAGCCATAGAATGGCCCTGTATAGTAACGAATTTGGCAATCTGTCCGTTGTATACCGGATATCCAGCAGCGTTAATGATGATTGGTTGCGAAACAGGAACATGAGAACCATCTTCGTTCTCCACATAAACCTGAATCTGGTTTTCTGGATTTACAGGGTCAGTGTCAATTTTACCTATATAAATTTTGCCATTGGCTACGGCTTTAAAAGAACGAGCCATAGTGAAGAGTTGCGAAGGCATGCTTACCACAACATTTGCGGTGATATCTGACATTTCATTACTCCAGATACAAGGAATCGCCGCAGCGTAGCTACGGTGAATTTTTGGCATAAAAAAACCCAGCCGAAGCTGGGTCGTTGCGTTGGTTATCTGTCAGTAGTTATGTACTGGCTGAAGGATTTGTACAAAAAACCACCTGACGGTGGGTTTCATAATTAGATTTCTGGTTTCATTCTTCCAAAAACCTTTTCTATTCCTTTTTCGTATTCTTCTCTTGTCTCACTCATCGCTGCGACCCCAAGAAGCTTACCGATATGCTGACGCAAAGCCTTGACACCAATTTCAGAAAGGAACAGATGCAACTTATCAGATTGTTTTCCGTTCTCGTCTCGGCTGGCTCGAATCTGTTCAAGGATTTTACCTTTACTCTTTGCTAGCGGGGTGTATATCTGCATGTTGGTTAGCTGCCCAAAACGAATAGGCCGTCCTTTCTCTGGCCTATTCAGGCCGTACAGTCGATACCACTCCTCGTATAGCTCATCTGGAAATTCCTTTTCATATTGACGAGCCTCTTCACGAACAAACGCTTTGAACTCGTCAATGACAGCCTGAACTTCTGGACGATAACCAGCAAGCGCATACGCAACCCCCTTAATTCCCGCCTTAGCGGAGGCATTAATAAGTCTCTGTGCTGCGGCGGCTGCCTTTAACCGTGATTGTGGTAGATCGTCATTATCTTTGGCTTCTATTAGTGCCCTACCAATATCAACAATTGCTGTAATGTCATAACCTAACGCTTGATGAACGGTTTTAGACTTCGAAGTAAGTTGAAATTTATAGGGATTTTCCATTTTTCGCTGCAATTCTAGATCTCGGTATTTGCTCATATACTGAGCGCCAAGCAGTTGATCTAAATCCCTGGCATGTTCACCAATCCCTAGCAACTGAGATAATCCAGTTTTCGTAACAACGACAGTTTTCGACTCGTCATCCAGTACATAACATTCAGCATCAATGCCAAAATCATCTAAAAAGTTACCACGATGAGTTGCCCTGAGAATCTTACTTTTCCATCTTGCAGCCGCTGCTTTCTTTGCTATTTCAGAACGCTGCTCTTTAGTCAGCGACTTTGCGCGAGCGATACCGCCCTTAGCTTTCCCTTCACTACTTTTCTTTTCTGTCATAATGCAAGCACCTTGTTGTGATATATGCTTGCATTATATACACTGTACACACATACAAGCAAGCATAAAACTAAAACAAAATGCTTGCATTGCAATCACGCCACTCCAACCACACGGTATCATCTGGTATCCTGTTCAAAACTAAGGAGGTTGGTGTGCTTGAATGGTTTCTGTTGGCTGCATTAGTCGTTTCTGGTTTGGGGCATGAGTATCGAATGCACTCTCTAACAAAAAAAATAGGAATTCTAGAAAACGAATATTGTGCTCTCAAATCCTCACTGGAACGTGAGCAAGGGGACTTAAAAATCTCTCTGTCTAGCATTGAGCGTTCTATAGAGAGCTTAGAGGATAAGGTTGATCGTATAAAGAATGAGGATATTCATGATATTAAGGACGACATATCCTTCTTAAAATCTTGGTTGAAAAATGTTGGGAAAATTGCCACATCAACACGAGATAAGCTCAATCCATCCATGGATGACTAATTACTCCTGTGCCATTCCGCTTAGCGATGCCACAATTCCAGCCCTTGCTAAACGCTGGAACTCTTCGTTTCCTAGTGCCTCGCGTATTGCTTTTACGGCGGCCTTATTTGCCATAAATCTGCGTTCCGCCGCCGCTAATGCTTCTTTGCTTCCGCCTGCTCTTACTGCTTTAGTTGCTTCCTGAACTGCTTTCTCTATCGCATACCGACCACTACGTGTGGTGGCAATTTTAGATACAGCGCCTTTTAACCCAGCGCCAACTAAAGCACCTGCGGCAGCGCCTGCAATGCCTCCTCCAGCGCCACCAACAATGGCACCTGATGTTGAATTGGCAATTGCATTTAACACTGTTGATGTGACGTTGGATAAACCAGCATCCAGATCGCGTAGTACATTGGCAGTTCTACCTGTTCTTTCAATATACTGCTGAGGTTTCACTGCTGCTCTTGCAAGAGTGCCATATGCATCAGCAATTCTTCCAAGCTCTGAGGAATATCGGCTAATGGCTTTTACATTTTGTGGAGTCAGTATCTCTGCGATATGGTTAATTCCTGCTGCATCAGCTTTGCCACCACGTACACCATGCGAGATAGCATCTTGCAACATTGATGATATAGCAGGAACACGCTCTGATTCTGGCAGCGCGCGGATCATAGAATGGAATCCAGCAGGACCATTAAGACCTTTAGCTGACGATGATTGAAGGGATTTTACTCCATTCGTAATCAGTGCATCTGTTGCCAAATCACGCCCGAAAACAGACTCTGCACTCTCTTGTGCTGATAACCTCGCTTTAGACAGATCATTAGCTTTCTGCCAGTCATCAAGAAATCCGCCGTTTTCCGCCATTGTGCGCATATCATCAGTAATTGCCCGGCGTATTTCCCCTGCTCTCCTTGCCGCATTTGCCTCTCCGCTACGCTTATATTTTTGCTCCGCATCAGCAAATTTCGCTCTCCATGCTTTCATGCCATCAAATGTTACTCCACCTTGATTGTTTGCCTGAACAAACTGTTTCATTTCAGGAGTAAGCGGTATGCCAGCAGATCGCTCTGCCTGAATAACGGCATTACCATTTAGCATTCTTGCTTTTTGATTTGGCATTGTTGACCGCACGTCATCCCATGCCGCGCGCTCGGCATCCTTCATCTGATCAAGATTTTGAAGAATCCTTTGTTTTATAGCCGCACTTTTTTCTGATGCCGTTCCAGATGCGGCCCCAAATTCATCAAGGTTTCGACTTAACTTTGATGATATTTCGTTAAATGCTGCCTGATGGGCGTCCTGAACAATTCCTGGTGTTGATGCCAATGCGCCTTCGGCTTGTGCAATTCCACGACTTCCAGATCGCATTCCTGGTGTTAATGCGTTTATATCAATTCCAGCAGACTCAGCCGCTTTTGCTACATCTTCGGACACATTAGCGGCCTGACTGGCAATTGACTGACGCCCAGCACCTGACTTTGCCATCCTGGAAACATCATTAGCAGAATTCAGTGCTGCACCACCAAGAGCCTGTGAAACCCTTGGCGCAATAACGCGCCCGACACCTGAAAGAACGCCTTGAGCACCAATATTGATACCACCGTTAATGGCAGCATTTTGTGCAAAGTCGCCCTCCTGATTTGCAGCATCAGCAAGTGAACCTGCTATCATGTTTCCTGCGGAACCGATATCTCCAGCGAGCTTTGCTGGCGCTCCAGCAGCTTTTGCCGCTGTGCCAATTGGCAGGAGATACCCACCAAATGTTTCACCGGCTTGCGCCCAACGGTCTGTCGGTCGATCGACAGGGCGATAAACATCATCCAAAACCTTGGGGCCACCAAGCCCCTGGCTGATTGCATTAATCAGACTTGCGCCACCCTGCAATACGTCAAATGGTATGTTTACCAGACCACGACCAGCCTGTTCTGCAATTTGCCCTGCACTTTGACCACCTGTGAGCCAATCACCAGCTTGTTGCATCAATGATGGTTCTTCTTTCTGCTGCTGAGGCGGAGGGTATGCTGCATAAAACTGATCTCTTGCTTCAGCCCATTTGTCACCAGCCTTAGGGGCAACAACCTCATCAAAATATTGCGCTTGAGCCTGTGCTTTCTGTTCTTCAGTTAACGCCTGATACTGTGGAGAGGCGATAACATCTTTCCATGCTTTAGCCATTAATCACCCCATAAAGACGAGAAACCGGACTTATTGCTGTCGCTTCCTGATTTTCGCTCACTAACATATGTGTCATAACCTGATGAACTATATCCCATTGATTCAGCCTCCCTTGCTGCAACCTTTTGAAATACAGAATATTGAGATCGTATTTCAGATAACTGTTTTCTGACGACCTCTTCAGGCTGTGTTATATCGAGTTTCGCGATCAGGTTTTCCAGTTTTTGGCCTTCAGCATTGGAGAGGCTACCCATACCTCGCATAGTCTGCACGTTCTGGACAAACGCACCCGACTTTAATTCTTCTATCGCATTACGGTTTGCAAGCCCTTCAGCACTTGTGAAGCCATCTATATTTCTTCCTTCGAAGCGACCAATACCTTCAAGCTCCTTCTTACCAAGCAAAGAATCAATTTTCTCTATCCCTCGCTCACCAGTAATCAACGCATTGTTGTAATTATTGTTGCCATCAAGCCATCTCTTAGCCTGAGACATTCTGGCTGACGTTGCAGCTTTACCGGTTAGCGGATCAATTCCCGTCGCTGCTATCTGTGAGTTAAGAGACAAAACATCCATATCCTGAAGTTGTCCTGCTCTTTCAAGGGCCGCCTGTGACTGCTTAAACACATACTTGTCGTGATTCAGTCTTGCCATTTGAGCCTTATAGGAAAGATCCTGCCCCCTAATAGCCCTCGCATTCGTCATGTCATTATTACGAATGGTTTCGTTAATTCTTTGCTGCTCCTGCTGGCGACCAACCATCTTATCCTGAACAGCAAACGCCTTTTCTGGTCCAAGCGCACCGAGAGACATAGTAGTCAGCATGTGTGATAGCTGCTCTGGATTCTGGATACCTGTCTGAATCATCCAGTCAGCATTCGCCCCCACGCGATTTAACCTGTCCTTGTTGTCAGTAATGAATTTACTGTAGGCTTCCGGTCCCTGAGAAAGAGCGACGTTAGCCCTCATGGCTAAATCGCCCATATCGTTGCGTTGCTGCTCATTAAGACCGGAAAACGCCTGTTGTGCCTGTGCAACAAACGCTGGATTTTCCTGGGCAAACTTAAATAGTCCCGATGGATCACCAGAAGCCCATGCATCAGCGTGAACCTTATTGAACGCACTAATAGCTTTCTGTTGCTGTTCCTGATTGTAAATATCAGCAACTCCAGCCAGACCACGTAACGCGGTCAGACCAACGTTATTTGCACCTGAGCGAGCCAGTTCATTGTTTTCGCGGATCAGACCAAGCGTTGCGTTAATGTCGCTTGCCTTTGGCGCATTCTCATTTTGCGCACCGATGCCAGCAAGAAACCCACCAGAATTAATACCCTGTTGCCACGTAGCCATTGATTAACCCTTAAAACAGTGAACCAAGCAGACCAAGACCAGCACCAATACCAGCACCCCACGGAGTTGATAGCTCGAGAGCACTGGCTATGCCACCACCCAAAAGCGCACCGGATGCAGCACCACTAACACCCTGCTGCAATGCTGACGGTCGGTTGGCGTTTGCCGCCGCCAGCGCCGCGCTTTGCTGTGAAATCTGACTCATGTTGTTGGCATATGTTTGCCCGGCGTTTGCCTGTCCCTGAAGAGCGCCAAGACCGATATTTGCCAAGTTGTTGTAATTGTTCATTTGTCCAGATAGCCATTGCTGACCAAGCGTTGGTGCGATTGTTGCTAACTGATTACTGGTTGCGGTGGAACCCAATCCACCTGTTGCCTCCGCTGCAGCCAGACTCTGATAGCGAGCCTGACCAGCAAGATCTTTGTACTGCTGAGAGTTGTAATACTGGTTTAGCGCCTTACCTTGCCCCTCCAGAGACGATAAGTTCTCGAGGCTGCCGAGATACTTATCAGCCAGAGGAGTAAACGGCTTCAGGTTGTTCATGATGGTGTTGAACTGCTTATTTTGCAGGTCTGCTGCATACTTCTGAGCTTCTGCGGCATACTTTGCGCTTTTATCAGAGCTGCCACCTTTCCCGCCTTTTTCAGGGCAATAAGGTTCCTCGCCGCGCAGTTTTCTGCCCAGCTTAAATGCATATAACATGGCTATCTCCCGTGATTCAGGAAGTCGATTAGTTCTTCGCGTGTGGCGCTGTAAAAAGTTACGTCATCCACGCCTTTAAAGTATTTCTTGATGGTTCCGACACGCTTAAGGCCAATCATTGCGCAGTAAATCTGCCCGTGGCGGAATTTGCGTGCGGCGAACGATGTGACGCACTGAACGGTGGTGTTAGTCAGAATGTATCGCCAGAACGCCAGCCCGATTTCCTTGCTGAAGCCGCGAATCTCTGGCAGGTACATGGCGTGGCAATCGAATGTCAGCGGCTGAATCTCCTGATAGTAAACAATGCCGCCAAACTGACCGTGCACGTTCACCTCAAAGTAACGGCATTCAGGCTTGTAGTCGTATACATCACCGTTGTTGCTTCCGGCAATAATGTCAGGGTGATTTCCGACTGCTTCGATCAGGTCGATGTTTCGCGTTGGTTTGAACTGAATCATTACTGCTCCGCGATTATCTTGATGGTTGTGGC